GTAAATGTATATACATCTGACATCGCCCACCCCGAAGATACTTGCGTTCTAACATAGAACTTGTCTCCTGGATAAATATTTACGAATGAACCTGGACGGGCAGCATCATTTACCTGAAGTGAACCTGTCCATTCAACAGGGTCAATATTTAACCCCTGTGAAGATAATGCGTCAAAATTTCCCGGAGCAGCAGATGGTTGGTTTGCAGTATTAAATAAGAAAGCGTTTGCAAAAGCAAC